GAAATGCGGACGCTGATGTAGATCATGTTTGTAACCGGAATTCTCAAAACTTTCGCCAGTAGCGGCTGTTGCTATATCAATTAGCGTAGGCACTCGATTATTCGTTATTGGGCCCCGAGGCCCGATCCATTCATATACTAAATTTATTTTTTTAGACATTTTTACAATTAATAAAAAAATCAGCAAGCTCTGGAAATGTTTCTAAAAATGAGACATTGCGTCTGCGATCATATTCAACAAACCAATTAAAAAAATCTCGACGACCTTCTACTATCTTTTCTTCACTATAGTTAGTAGTTTCCATGTACTTAACAACACGTAAAAACTTCTCATATTCAAGGTCACTAAATTTTGATCTATCGGTGTCATTTAGATTGTCTTTAATGTATTGCAAATGACTGTACATATACGACATAAATTCTTCTTTAGGTAAGATATTCATGTCGTACTGTAGTGGTTCTTTTAGAAAAGGAGTATCGAATCGAATACGTTGCCATTTGTTTTGATCAGTGCCGTTGTACTTAACACGCCATTCTAAAATCTTTTCTAACAACGGTTGGAAACTGGTAACTGATAAAATATTAAATGTTATCATAAATGTAATTGGCATATTAGTTTTAGTTAGATAGGTATCTAAATTACGTTCCCATAATTCTAAATCTAATCCAGTGCGAATATACTCAGCCGGTTTACCCCAAGTGTCAATGCTTGTAAATATTTTAAAATCTTTAATTTTTTTATTACTAACTAGACTATTAACTTTTTCTACAAGTCGATCGATAAGAATAGGCTTAACACCAAAGTTACTGTTAATGTTTAATTCTAAATCTGGCAGTGGATTATTTTCTAAATCTTCTAATAACTTCCATGTACTTTTTTGCAATAATGGTTCACCACCTGTGATACGTAAGATTGTTAATGACTTACGAACCTCTGGCCACCACTCCCACCAGGCTGCAACATAAGGATTAGATTCCTCTTCATTGATTTGAAACCAATCGATATCATTACGATGATTTTTAACCATGTCATACGGACCAAAGTCTTTGATCTCTTTGTAGTAGGCACTGCTATGCTTTGGATGACAATATCCACATTTAAAATTACATTCATTGCCAAAACTAATTTCAATGTACTGCGGGTTAACTGGCTTTAATGGAGATTGTTTTATATCGGCAAATCTTTGATCGGTATAAATGCTGGCATTACGTTCTTTACGATCACTTATATACTCATCACCTAAAGATTCGATATTCCAACAATAGTTACAACCTGCGGGTTTTTCTCCTGCAACCATTGCAGCTCTTTCTGAAATTTTTTGTTGTGTGTTATGCAATGCGTTAGGATTAATCATAATCTCTTTTAACGGAATTGCATGAGGAGCAGGATGATAACAACTATGTGTCTCTCCTGTTTGTAAGTAGATAGTAGTGTGATGCCACTTGGCCATGCAAAATGTAGGAGAAATTTCTTCCATTATTGGAATGAACTTTTTGATTCTACTTATGTCTTGCATTAAATTGCTCCTCTAGCCACATATAGTCATTTATATGTTTAAGGGCAGTAATGTTGTCTTTGTGAGTTGTACCGTAATCTCGACCAGCAATGGCTCCTGATATTGCATATTCACCAAATGCACTATCTGCACCAACAGTACACCATGCATCAAGACGCTGCTGCGTTTCATCGTTGACTTGACCAATAATTGTTCGACTACTTAATTTCGCACATTCTCTAAATGCACTGCGCCAGGTTGTAAACGGATCTACATTAAATGCAGTGACATTACTAATTGCTGGCATAGATTTAAACTTTTTGCTTATGCTAGTTGTCATGTCCGGACTGTTAACATCGACTGTAATTGTTAAGTTAGTAGGTAATAACTTAACTCCGCCGTTGCCGTATTCTAAGTTGTTAACTAGATTGCGACTTCTCCAAACATGAACAATATCCCTATCGTGCTTTGGAACATAGTAATCAAAGTTAAAGTCGTCGACTAGTTCTGCATCTGCATCTACTACCCAAAACATTGGTGTTGTAACTTGTTTAGCAGCTTCTATATGCGCTTGATGTATGCCTTTAATACCGTGTACACGCTTTGCCGTAGGACAGGCTTTAAGAAGCATTTTATAGTTTCTATCAGCAAAAGATTCGTTGTAGGAAATAAAGACAACATCACTTGGAATACTGCAAGTGGCATTAATCTGAATATCTTTAATCTTACCGGTAAAGAATTGATACTGCCATTCTCTATTTGTAATTTGCGTTCCACGTGGAATCAGGTATACACCTAGATAGCTTTTATTGTCTTGTAAAAATCGATGAATATATTGTTTGTCCCAATCCGGAACAACATAATCAAATGTATAATTAATATCACAGTCGTCGTCTACAATCCAAGCAAATTTAGTAAAAGTATGCGATAGTGCTTCTTGCACCGATGCTCGTTTTTGAGCGTGAGGAAATTGTTTTTTTAAAAGGTGCCATCGTTCTGTTGACGACGGAGTACCTTGATCAATGAAAAATAAATCATACATTACGATCTGGAAAATAATAAGTAGCGCAAAGATCCATAGTTTCTCTATAAATGTCCACGGTAAATTTACTTTGTTTTTCATCTAAGTAAGGCCAATCAAATCCTAACTTAGTGTGTAACTCATAACCAAGATCTTTTATATCTTGTTCGAGATTATCATGATTTACTTTTTGTTCGTATATTTCTTTAAGTACTTCAAAATCTCTAACCTGAACATAATCCCAATCGGTGCAGTTTGTCATATATGTTCCAAGTCTAGCACCGTGTACTGCATATAGACCGTTGTCAACATGAGCACCAACTGTTGACCATATCTTAAGTCTATGTATATTGTGCCACCATACTGACCGTTTGATTTCTGTAGGTTTAACTTTAACTCCGTCGAGCAAAGTCATCTTAACACCTTCTCGGAACCCTGCTCTCCATGCTTGGTATGGAGTATAATGAATGTTGCTTTGACTAAATGTCTTAGGGTGATTTTTGTAACCATCTTCCCAACAAAAATCTACCTGTGCTTGAGGAGTCTCTGCTTCTTCGTGAGTCTTCATATTCTTAATAAAGTCACGATGCCAAATTTTTAATCCGCCATTACCGTATTGGAGTCCATTAATGGAATTAATCCCACACCAGCCATATACTTGTATCTTAGGATTTGACATGTCAAGGTCCATGTCAAAGAAACCGGAGTCAACAACATTGTCTCCATCTACAGTAACTAACCACTCAGTCTCTGCAATGTCTGCTGCTGCCTTATGTGCTTTGTCACTGCCCTTAACACCATGGATGCGTTTAGCCCAAGGTACCTTATTGCACAAGTCTGCATAATTTTTCTCAGCATTTGGTTCGTCATAGCTAAGAAAAACAGTATCAAATTCTATTACTTTCATCGAACCTCAAATCTAATATTATCAAAGATCTTAATATAGTAGATGCTAATATCTTGAGGAAGATCAGCACCGTCAAAATGTATATCAACTTCTCGTTGTTCTGCTAGTACTCTAGCTGGAAGTACAATCGGATGCAATAATTTGTTGGGATTATTATATTCAGTAATATAAAATCGCATCTTAGGATCTTCTTCAGGAGTGTTTAACATTGAAGAGACTCTAGCAACTGCTGCATCTGTTAATAATTTAACCTTAAAAACTTTTTGCGCTAACAAAATTGACAAAGATGTATCTAAATTTGTAGGATCTAGATCTGGTGTAAATTCGATTCTAACAAAATCACCGTAGTCGTTAGCAGATTTAGATCTGTCTCTTAATTTAATTTTTAATGTATCTTTATCTACATCATAATTAAAAATTCCTCTAGCTAGTATTTCTTCAACCAACGATAATTGATCATCATCAATTGGTTTAACTCGAACACTAAGTAGTGGATTTTGAATTGGAGAATTTCTAGGATCTTTAGGATGTATTCCCAAGATTCTATAATTTACTTCGTTGTAGGTAATATGCCAAACCGGAGTGGCGTCTTTAATAAATTGATCTACTTTTTCTTGGAAACTCATAGTTTAATCCTTTTTCGTGTTATTCTATTATAGGTATTAATTTCGTCAATTGTAATTAATTTCTTGTTAACATAATGTACAATATCAGTCTGTTCATAATTTCCAATTTTTAGAGTTGCACTTCTATCAAAAGAAAATTTTAAATCATTAACCCAATCTTCGTTTAAATTCATACAATCTTGTATCTGCGATTTCATATGAACTATTCTAGGAAACGGTAGACTAAAAGATATATTATCTGTTAGTCCTAGGACTTTTGAAGCTAATCCAAATATTTCGTCGGTTCCTAAAACTACCCCGTTATCAACATCTAACAATAGATTTCTAAACTCATCAGGGTATTTAGTTATGTATCTTACTAAATTAAAAAATTCT